CCAGCTCTTGATCCAGCAGCGAGTTGACCGTGGCCTGCGTTTCCTCAATCCGCTTGATCTCTTCGGCCGTCATGTTCATGGGATCGACGACGGCAGACACTGCCGCCTCGTACTCCCGCATGGCGTCCGTCACGGCGTTCTGTTCGTCCACGATGCCGTTGAAGAAGTTGTCGAACCGCTCGCGCGTCTCTTCGATGTTTGTCTCGACCTGGAACTGCGGCGACCGCTCCTGCTCCAGCCGCTCACGCAGGCCCTGGACGAACGCAGTGGCGGCTCCTGCCGCAGCCTGGTCGGCCACCTCGGGTGCACCGCCGAAGGCCGCCTGCGTGGCGTCGATGGCGTTCTGCTTGGCGGCCTCCATCTCGGCCTTGTTCTTTTCGAGGGCCGCCTGGCCAGACGCTGCAAGGTCACGCCCGGCCTGGGCGAGATCGTCGCTCACCCACTCGCCGAGCCCTTCAAGAATCTTGCCGAGCCCGATCAGCAGATTGTTGCCCACCACCTCGAAGATGTTGAACACATACCGGAACGTCTCTGACAGTGCTGTGAGCACGTTGCCGACAATTGAAAACACGTCGCCGGTCGCAGACAGCGTGGCCAAGAAGCCGTCGAAGTTGCCCACGAACGCATCGAACACGCCGGCCAGTGTTTCCGCACCACGCAGCAGCACGTCGGTGATGGCGTTGGCGATGCCGGTCCCGCCCGTGCCTTCCGATCCTTCCCACGTCTCAATGAACTTCAGGAACTCGTCGGTGACGGCAGTCACAGCCGGGGCCAGATTGCCGACGACCTGGCCGATGATGCCTTCAATCGTGGCCCGCACCAGATCAAACCCGTCATTCATATCGGCGACGTTGTTGATCTGTGTTTCGTTGACGATGATGCCGAGCCTGTCCGCACGCTCACGCAGTTCGTCAATGCTGGCGGCACCCTCTCGGAACAGCGGCGCGAGTGCGGCCCCCTGCTTGCCGAAAATCTGAACCGCTGCGGCTGCCCGATCTGCTGCGGTTGGCAGCTGCGAAATAGCCTCGCCAATCGCCGCGAACTGCTGCTCCGGTGCTAGCGACCGCAACTCAGCAACGGAAAGTCCGATGCCTTGCAGCGACTTGTCGAAGGCATCGCCGGGGTTGGCCTTGCCGATGTTCACGCCGAGTTTCTGCACTGCCACGCCAAAGGCTTCGGTATCCACGCCGGCCATCTTGGCGGCCAGCGAGTAGCCTTGCAGGGCCTCGACGCCAATCCCGGTGCGGGCACTCAGGTCGTTGAGCGAGTCCAGCGAACTGGACACGTTCCCGGCCAACGTCAGCACGCTCTGGGCCGCGCTGGTCAACGCCGAGCCAATCGCCTGGAAGCCATCCAGCAACACCCGCCCAACCTCGATGGCGCTCAGCGTCCGCACGCCACCCGTCAGCTTCTCAAGACTTTGAGCAGTCTTGTCAGACTCGCCAGCAAACCGCTTCATCGACTGCTGGTTCTGCTCGACGATCTTTTGCAGCAGCTGCAGGGCCTTGTCGGCATCGGACAAGCCCTTGGTCATGCCGGCGGCGTTCGCCGTCATCTGCATGCCCACGCCGATTACCGTTGCCATACGTCACCCGTTAAAAATCTGCTGCAGTTGCTTGATCTGTGCGAGCATCTGCTGCTGATGCTGCGGTGGTTTCTCAATCGGTATGAAATCGTCTGCCTTCGGTGCCTTGCCTCGGTCGCAGTGCGGGGCCAGCATGGCACTAGCCAGTAGGCCCGTTTCCCGCCATGAGTCGGGAATGGCCTCGAAGTAGCGCGTGTACGCCAGCCATTCCGCAAACTCACGGGCCGACATCTTTTCGATCTCGGCCACCGTCTTTTTCAAATGCCCCGCCAGACGAAACATGAAACGCCTCGTCGGGCGGAGGTTCAGTTTTTTGCGAGTTCCTCCACGTCTTTCTCGGTGATGGCGTTGTGGGCCGCCGCCTTGTCGAACAGCTTGGACACAACCTTGGCCGACTTACCCGCCAGCTTGGCAATCTGCTCGTCACTGAACAGCCGGTTTCCTTGCTCGTCGCACAGGCAGCGGGCCAGGAACTTCGACCGGAAGTTATCCACGCCGGTCTGCTTGTTCGCTGCCCATTCCTGCTGGTAGCCGTCGAGCTCGCCCACGGTCATCACGCGGATGAATACGTCGCCGCCCCACTCTTTGACGGTGACCTTCACCAGGCCGAGGTCATCGGCTGCCAAAATCTGTTCTGCTGTCAGTGCCATGTGCGTCGGCTCCTATTCGAGGCAAATCTTGAACGTCGCCGCATACCGTGCGACATCGTTCACTTGGCCCGAGAGCCGCAACGTCTGGCAGATGGCCTTCGTGGTGAAGGTAAGGCCACCGCCAGTGAAGGCAATGGTGTTCTTCTTCCCGTACTCAGCAATCGACAGGCTCGCAGTGCTCAGGCACTTGATCTCTATAGTGCCTGCGTCAAGCGTCCACGCCCTCGGAGACGTGGTCGATCCGCGAGCCAACGGCAATTCGCCGCCATACGTCGCAACGATCTCGACCAACTCGCCGAGCGACTGACCGCCCCATGTGGCCGCAACGCCAGCACACGCTTCAGCCATGACGGGCCTCCGTCTGGCTTAGTAGCGAGCCACCCTGAAGGTGACCTGGCCACGGACAGCGTCGTTCGTCGCAAACGTCAGCGTCGAGGATGCGACGGTTGCCGCCGCACTGATCGCTGCCGCCCCGTTGACCGTCAGCGTCAGCGTGCCCGTGCTGGCGTCCTTGATGATGTTCGTGCCGAGGTAGTCCACCACGACTTCGCGGCCCGTTTCAGTCGCCGAGCCCTGCAGCGGGCGGTCAATCGTCTTGATGCTGTTGCCCGCAGTCAGCCCGAGGTGCGAAACGTCGATGGTGTCATCGGCGGCCGGGTCCGTGTTCGTCACAACGATGTTCGTGACGGTGAAGGAAGTGCCACCGAAAGAAAACAGCGTTCCGGCACCATCATGCGGCGTAGCGGACATGCTCTAAGACTCCTGCCAAAGGACGTTGAAGGTCTGCGTTACTTGGTACACGGGAGGAAGGTCGCCGCCCGCCAGCTGCACGAAGTCGTCAGACTCCTGCTCCAGCGACACGTGCTTCACTTCCACATTGTTCACGGTGCCCCCGTACCCATCCAGAACGACACGCACCCGGTCGGCGAGTTGACGCACGTCCTCGTAGGTGGCGGCGAATGACTGCATTTCCACGCTCACGTTTGGGACGCCCATCGGCCCGGCCAGGGTGTGCTCCCGGCTGATGCCAGAGCGCCGCCAGGTGATGAACGGCAGGGCGGCCGTCTTGGGTGCAAGTAGCGGGTAGATCCGCGTGCCCACCATCGTGGTGACGCTGGTGTTTCCCACCAGGGCGGTACGCAGCACGGCTTCGGGGGATTTCATGTGATGAGCCCTCTGGCGACGCGGCCTTTCATTTCGGCCAGGGCCTTCTCAAGCCGGGTGGCCAATTCGCTCTGCAGGATGCTGACCATCTGCGGGCGTGTCTGGTTAAACGTCGTCTTTACTGGCGGCTGCTTTGTGCGGCCGCCCACGGGCATCTTGCCCAGCTGGACCCGCTCGCCGGCCTTGGCGGTCTTGAAGAACGCCTTCGGCGACTTCGGCTGCGTCACCAGCTTTCCGGCGTTGCGGCCTCGCCGAGCATTCACGACACGGAACCCGCCGCCATTCCGTTTCCAGCTTGAAGCGAACCGGCCCTTTTTTGTTTCTCGCTCCTTCGTGCCGAACTCCAGAAAGCCCTGGTGGTAGCCCTTACTGCCGCCGCCGATCTCGTAGCCGACCAGGCCGACAGCGTTACCGTCTTTCTTGTACAGCTTGATCTTGATTTTCGCAGACTTGCGAAGGTTGCCGGTCGGTCCCTTGGGCGTGTTCTTCTTCAGCGCCGACAGGCCAGGCGTCATAGCCTTACGCAGGGCGGCACCGAGATGCTTGGCGGCAATGTTCGTAGGCAGATCCCTGAACTGCTGCCGCAACTCGGCGAGCTCAGGGAACTCCAGCGACACTTCCAATGCACCGGCGTTCTTCGCCATCAGCGAGCCTCCTCGCAGATAGCCTCATGCTCGCTTCGGTTGCCGTGTTCGAGCAGGCTGACGATCTCCAGCGTGCGGCCACGCCACGAAAACCGCATGTCCTGCGTCAGCCCCGGCAGATACCGCAGCCGCAGCCGATGCGTGATCGTCGTGTCCTGCTGCCCGAGCACCAGGGCCTCGCGGGCAGAGACGCCTTCGACGCTGGCCCAGACGGCCGTCGAGTTCGCCCACGCCAGCACAGTCTCGCCGAGCGTGTTCGTGGAACCGCTGGCGATCTGCACCGTCACCCGCTCACGCAGCTTGCCGGCGTCGATCATCGGTACGAGCCCCAGCGGTAGGCGTCGAGCAGGGCCTTGGCGGCATCCGGCGGCTCGGCATTGCCACGCTTCTCGTAGAGCTCATGCACGTACAGCAGCATGGCGTTCTTCACGCCCTGGGGCACGTCAGAGCCGCTCGGGCCGTAGCCAGCCCACCACGTCACGCTGATGGCGTTGTCATCCTGCAAGTGCGGCGGCCAGGTCTGGCCGTACAGAGTCTTCACAGCCCCCGGCGTGCTCGCCCGGTCCACTCGAAAGCTTGCCGTGCTGTACGTGGCTGTATCGCCGTTCTCGTAGGTGAACGTCAGGGCCACTGCCGTGGCGGTCCCGCTAGCCACCATCGGCGGGCGGGGAAGCTCGATGTCGAGCGTGCCATCGGGCGGGAACCTGTCGAACCGCATGACCCACTGGGTATGCACCAGCGTGCGGTCAAGGTACTGCTCAACCCACTCACGGGCTGCCCGCACCAGGCCCGTGATGTACGTGTCATCGTCGGCCGTATCGACACGCAGGTGGGCCTTTGCCTCGGCGAGCGTGACGGGCTCAACGGCTGGCTGAGTCTGACGAACGAGGCTTCGGTACTGCACGCTTCACTCTCCTCGGGGTGGCGTCGGCCGTCTCAACCACGGGCTCGACGGCCGCCGTCTCAATCAGATCCTGCTGCCGTTCCTCTACTGCTACGCCTTGGGCAACCAACTGCGTCGCCAGCCCGCCAGCGATCT